GTCGGGGACCATCGCTTCGACCTGAAACAGCACGCGCATCGTTGCGCCGAAACGCCGCTCTAGTTTGTCGGGCACCCAGCCCTGACTCAGGATCGCGAACGTGCCGTGCGCAGCGAGATAGACCGCGCGCTCCCATGCGTCGCGTAGGAGGCGAGTCGCTTTGTATTGGAGGCGTTCATTTTCGAGATCGGTCGTGTCGTACGCGTAAATGTAGACAGTGAAGACCTCGAGAAACGTCCCGATCGGTCGCGGGTTGCGGCCCGGGTTGCGTGCGGGTGCGGCTGTGCCAGCTGCGCCGCTCTTGTCGTCGCCCGGCACCCACGCAATGCGGTTGCTCAATGGATGCTGAGCGGGCTGTCGCCAGCCGAACACGTTGACCGCGTTCGTCCCTTCGGCAGTGAAGCGCGCTGTGACCGCGTCGAACACCGCTTCAATTGCGAGTGTGTCGGTCATGCTGTGAGCCTCCGAAGAAACTCAGCGCTAATTGCTTCGTCGATCTTCGCCGCCATGGGCTGCGGAAGCGAGTCGACTGGAATCACTTGACGCTTCACGCCGCCGCGCGCGCGCCCTTTGTGGTGCAACGCTTCGGGGCCCGTCAGAGTCACCAAGATCCGCGTGCCAAACGATGTCACGCGAATCGCTTTGGCTGCGCCGGCGAGCGGTTGCCCGCCTCCCTGCTTTTTCGGATCCCACGCCGCTCCGTCCGGAGTCGTGCCCGCTGCGATGGTGCGCTGTAGTTCGCGCTCGACAGCCACAGCGACCGCGGGCGCCACGTCCCGTGCGATCCCGGGTAGCGCTTCCAAGCGCTCGATCATGTCTTCGAGAGTCACGTGAACGTGCCTCCCCCGCTTTGGTCTTCGTTGACGCCGACGCGACGTTGCTGATCCATGCCGACGTAAGGCGACTGCTCGGAATACGCCTTCGGCATACCCTTCACGATCGCGCTACCTCCCACGCCGCTCGCGAGCAGCGGGAGATCGAAGAGACCATTCACCGCGTCAGCGGCCTCCTTGATTTCGGAGTTCGCTTGGTCGCGCAGTTTTGCGACCTCTTTCCACTGCTCGTCATTGGACTGCACGCCGCGCTTGAGCCACGCCTCATACGTGAGCAAGCGTTCCATCCACTCCTGCACGATCAGCGGCGCTGGCGAGCCGAACGGACACGCGTAGCGTTTGTTGAGCCGCGTATCGATCGAGCCCGAAATCACCGCGCACTTCGCGTCGACCCAGCCCGGGGTCAACGTCTCAATTTGATCGACGAACGATGCAGGCATCGTGGTGATCAGCTTGAACGTTGTGAGGGTTAGATAGGCCATAGCGCGCGCAGCACCACACAGGACACAAACCCGGACACAACACGGCGCCAGCAATAACGCCGAGCCATGTCCGGGCCTCTCCGCCGACCACTCAAGAGAACTTTTTCTGGACTGTTAGGTCTCGCTGCGCCTGTTAGGCGGCCTTGACCTTTATCAACCCGTACGGGTGACCCGGTGACACGCGGTTACGGCCTTGGCACTGCCACTCGAGCTCCTGTGCGCGACCGAGCGTGACTTGGTCGGGGATCCCGTAGTAGTTGATCGCGAACGGCTCGCGCTCGGTGTAGACGATCGCACCGAGTTGAGATTGTGAGATCGCTTGCGTGCCCACGAAATACGTGGTGTCCGACTCGAAGCCCTGCAGCTCGTCGACCATCACAGGTGTTGCGAAGCCGAGCGCCTTGATCAGCGCTTCGACGTCGCCCGTGCCAGCGGCCGAGCCCGCGGCTTGCGCAAGGAACTTCGCCGAAGTCAGCTGCACGAGTCGCGGAAACAAACGCGGCGAGCAGTAGATTTGACGCCCGCGCAAGTAGCGGGGATCCTCGCCGTTCGCCTGTTTGATCGAAGCGATGTACGAAAACAGCTTCGAGAGGTTTTGCAACGCGACATCCGTGGTCACGCCGTCATCGATCGGCAGTGCACCGGGATACACGCCCGACGCGCTTCCGGTCAGCAAGTTCGCGTAAGTGCCCGCACCCGTGTTGTACGGATTGAGTGGATGGTCAGTCGCGAAATACGCCTTCGCGTCATAGCCGGTGTACAGCGCCAGCGTGTGACCGTTCTTGAGCAAGTCGACGACTTGCTTTTGCGGCCAATACGCCATGTAAGCGCCGATGTCGCCCGACCACTGGCCGGCGAGATCGAAGCCGCCGCCGTCGGAATCGGTGAGCTGCGCTTTGGTGAGCTTGAGTCCAGCGCCCGCGTACTTGACTTCGATCTCGGTGAACTGAGACACGAGATCGTCGAAGTGGACGTTGCCGCCACTTCCTTCGTCTTTGATTTGCGCGGTCGACAAGAGCCACATGAGCACGTCGCGACGTGCGCCAGTGGTGCGCAGCTTCGCCAAACCCTTCCACCAAAGGTTGGCGGCGAGTTCGTTGTAAGCGCGTTCGGTGATCGTCTGCATTCGTGATTCGACATCCATCACGATTTGCGGGGTAATTGCTCCCATGTTCGTTTTCTCCTATGTCAGCCGATTTGAGTGACGTGAGTCAGCGATCAGGGGCTGACGTAGGCGGCGGCGTTCCACAGCCCGTTGAGATATGCGGCGGTCACCATGTGACGCTTTGAAGCCGTGAGCGCGGTTGTGAGATTCACGGGACCGGTTGCGTCGCGATATTGAACGGTGTGACCGTTCTTCGTGCCGTCGGCGACGAAATACAGGATCGTTCCTTCGACCGCCGTCGCCGGCAAAGTGATCGTCGACGCCGCAGCAGTGGTCGGGACGTCGTAGATCGCGAACGAGTTGGGTGACGCACCCAGGTTGATATTGTTCGAGCTGAACGCGGCGAGCGTTGTCTCGAGTGCGCCGAGCCCGTCGAGCGAGGCGGGCGTCGCGGGAACGGCTTGTAGGAACTCGACCGCGACACCTTTGGTCGCGTCGACGCCCCACACGCGACCCGCTGCGGATGCGCCCGTCGCGACGAGCGTCACGCTTTGATCGTCCTTGACGTAGCAAAGCGATCCGAGATCGGTGGCAGCGATCGACGTCCCGTCGTTTGCAAACCAGTCGATCCACACCTCACGGTCGAGATCGACCGTTACGAGTTTTTCGGCCGAGGTCGCGTCGACCGTTTCGTGAAAGTGACCGATCACGAATAGGTCACTTTCGGTGTGACCTGGTTCGATCTTGCCAGTGGAGAGATCGATCGCTGCGATCCCGCCCTTCCAAGCCTTGTTGCCGACTGCGAGCGGGAATTGCTTTCGCTTCCACACCTCGCGATTCGTCATGCGTTCGATTGCAAGTGCGGTCATTTCGCGCTCCCGGCCGAAGCCTTAGCGTCGGCGGCTGAGACATGTTGAATTCCGAAAACGAGGGAGTTGCCTTCTCGGCGACAGCCAAGCGTTGGCTCGGCGAGACCCATGGCGATGTCCATTTTGTGGGCGCGCGCTGCGGCTTCGTTCGTGCTCGCGGCGGCGGCGATTGCATCCGTTCCGCCTTGCGCTGCGCCGCGCGTGCCCGCGGCGGTCGCTGCAGCGGCGGCGGCTTCGAGCTTGGGTGCGGGACCCTTGGGGAGGTCCTTGCAAAACTTCCGCACCGTCTTGATGTCGGAGGTTTCCAAGAGACTCCGCATTTCGGGCGCGAAGTCGGGACGCGACGCGAGCAGCTTCGCGCGCTCGGCGGTGATCTCCTTTTTGGCGCCTTCGGCTTTCAGCGTGTGCACTTCGGCCAGCGCTTGAAGCGCGAGATCGCGCGCGCTCGCTTTGGTGCCCGTGCCGTCGGCGGCGGCGTCTTTGTCGCTCGAGTCGTCGACGGCGTCTTTGTCGCTCGAGTCGTCGGCGGCGTCTTTGTCGCTCGAGTCGTCGGCGGCCTTTTCGTCCGGCTTGTCCTTTTCGTCGTCGTCGCCCTTTGCCGGCGCTTCGTCGAGCGCTGCTAGTGCGCGCTTCGCGGCAGCTGCGTTGGCGTCATCGCCCTTCGCGGCTTCTTCGAATGCGGCGCGCCCCTTTTCGTAACTCGTTGCCATTGGGGTTACCTTTCCGCTCGCAATGTCCGCGAGCACTTGATCAAACTGCTGGACCCGATCCGCGAGTCCCGCGTCGATCGCGGATTGCCCGTGGAACACCTGTGCATCGAGCGCGGCGATCGCTTTCGGATCGGCCTTGCGAAACTCGCCGACGATCTCGAAGAACACCGCCGCCATTGAGTCGACGACGCCCTGACTCGCCTTGAGCTCTGCCTCTGTGATCGGGAGGTCTGGGTTTCCATCCCCTTTGCGTGAGCCGCTCGCGATCAACGCGACCTTGACTCCGCGCTGCGCGTTCGCCGCCGAGTAATCTGATCGCGTACTCACGACGCCGATCGATCCGACTATGCCGCTGTCGCCCAGCACAACTTGGGACGCCGCGCACGCGTAGCAGTAGGCCGCCGAGCACGCTTTGCCATCGACGTACGCGATCAGCGGTTTGCCCGCCGCGTCACACGCTTCGCGCATTTTCCGCGCGCCGTCGAAACACCCTCCAGCGTCACCGCCCGGTGAGTCGATGCGCAGCACGATCGCGGTCGCAGCGGAGTCGCATGCCTCCTGCACGCGCACCGCGATCGCTTCGTACGAGTCGCACCACCCGTCATCGTGTTGGGTGAGCGGGCCGCGGATGTCGAGCACCGCGACGCTTCCGATCATCTCGAGTTCGCGCGTCTCGGGCACTGCGAAGAAAGAAAAGAAGGCGCGTTGATCGACAGCGAGGAGGCTGCCAGGGGTCGGCGAGTACTGCTGAGGCATGCGTCGCGTCATGCGGCCTCGCTTTCTTCGTCGTCGTCGTACTCGGCGTCAGGCTCGGGCTCGGCGGTGAGCGGGCGCGGTGCGAGCTTGAG